AGCTGGTCCGTCTGCCTGGACCCAAACACGCGGCCAGGGTCGACCCCGCGGCCATCATCCCACCCGCGCACGAACTCGCCGCGTAGGTCGGGGAGGTTGAAGGTGTTGACGCCGTCGCCGGGGCCGAACGTCGTGCCAATGGCCGCGAATAGCCTGGCGTAGGCCGTACGGCTGACCGCGGCGCCGTTGCACTTGAGCCAGCCAGGGGGCGCCGAGTTGCGCGCGAAGAACGCGATGGTGCCGGGGGGGACCATCGCGTCCACTTCCATTTTGCTGTAGACGTCCAGATTAGCTCGGGCCGTCGCGACGTTCTCGAGGTCGGCGAAGTTCTTACTGCGCTCAAGCGGCGTCGGCACGCTGCCGGCAGGTTCGTTCTGAACAGCGAGGAACACTGATCCTGCCGGGTATGCCTGACCGAGCAGGACCTGCGTCGTGGGCTCGGCCGGGTCTGGCTGCCACTCGTTGGCCCCGGGACCGCGACTCAGGCGCTCTCCGTTGACGTAGACTGCGAGCCCGCTGGTTGTGGTGTTCACCAGCGTGACAACCGTCTGGCCGTCCGCGAGTTCCTGCTTGTCCTCGATGACCGCGACCACTACGTTGGCGTCGGCCGGATCTCGCCACTGCACATCGCCGTCGGCGTTCGTCCGCTTGGTCAGCACCTGACCGGCGGTGCCGCCTGGGATCAGGTTTGCGGCTGTCACGTTGTTGGCGATCCAGGTTTGGGTGACAACCGCTACGTTGGGGTCGATCTGCAGTGCCACGACATCCGCATTCGTGGCCAAGAACTCGACCCGCACGACGGTGTCACCGTATGCCCCCTCGATCGCGCGAGGTTTGTAGATTGGCGGCAAATTGCCGACTACAAACAGCCCCCCTTGGGCATCGAAAACGCCGACCTCCCGCAGTGTGAACCCGCCAACCGCCGCGGGGACGACTAGCTCGGCGATGAATTTGGTCGGGGTGGCCGGATCCCGATATACCCTATTCACCGGTGCTCGATACAGCTCTCGCACGAGCTGGGTCATGTTGGTGCTGGGCGTTACTGGGTTGCCTGCGCCATCTCCTACCGCCATATGGGTCAAATTAATCGGCACGCCCAACGCTTCGGACTCAATCATTCTAGTGAGCCCATATGACGTATGAATAGTTCTGTATTGCGCCATTCTGCACCTATAGGGCAGCAATAATAAACGAAATCAGCTCGTTATACCTGATTCCGTATCGGTTTCCTGCCGCGCGGAACGGAGTAATTATATTCCCTTTGTTGTCCCGTTCTTCCGGTTGTTCGTCCCATTCATCGTAGCAAAATAGGCCATATTCGTCTGGATTGAGCCCCTCGTCAGCGAAAGCTTGCGCGACCTGTTGTGCAATCACGCCAAAATGGATCCTCGCGCCGTCGCCCTTCTTGGCGACGGCTTCATTGAATTTAAATGCTCTGATAAGGCCTTTGAGCCGCATGGCGACCGCTCGTTCCGCCTCGGTCACCGCGCGGATTTGCGTCTTCTCTCGCTCATCTGACGTGTTGATCACACCGTTGGCCGAAAAAACTTCGGCCCACCGAAACCCGGCTGCCCCAAGATTTTGCGACCCGTCGCCGCCTGGGGCGACAGTGCCTAATTCTGTGACTTGCAGGCGGTTAACTCCCGCGCTCTCGTCGCGGATCGTAAACCCCCTGCCGGCATTGTTGCCGACAGAATATCGGCGAACGCCGATATTCTCGAACATCTGCCGAGCCCCGCCGACATCAGACAGAATATCGTGATATTGCCCCTCTGCCGAGGTGGGCCCATATACTCGGCGGCCGTCAGGGGTGAAGAAACACTGCCGCCCAACGTAATTGCGAGCCCGAGCCTGAGTACGCTGCGAATAGATAGGGCCATTCCACAGCACGCGCGGATCGTCAGGCGCGTTGGCGTCCTTGACGATCTCCGAGAGATCAGTAATAGGCGCATGCACAACCGCCGAACGCAGCTCGATGTAGCCGCCGGGGTCGGTAGTCTTATCGGCATTGATGACGGTCTCGCCGCGCAGCATCCGCGACGCCAGCCAATCAACCGTTAGGAGATCGTTGAAATTGCAGGCGTAGATGCGGCTGTCAGACAGCTCGCCGCCGTCTAACTCGCCGCTGATGATGCCGGAGAAATCGTCCAGCCAGGCATGTGCCGTGGAAGCCTGAGTGGCGGTGTGGTCCTGCTCACCATGGATCTTGCAGTCCATGATGTGCGCGAATACGCTGTCTTGCCAGCACAGCGCCACGCCTTTGTGATTCTCCACGTGCAACAGCTCTATTTTAACATCGTTGCTGCCCGCCAAAAGACCAGGCGAGCCGAAATCGGGTTTGTAGAAATCAACCACCGGGACGGCGAAATATTCGCTCGTGATCGTGCGAGTGGCCGGCTTATCGAGCTCCACCTGATTCGGCGCTATGTACGAGACGATTTGTGCCCGTAGCATGGCGGGCCCATATGCGCCAACTCTGGCGCCTCTTACGTAGATGACATGTCCAACGTCGTCCGGCGTAAAGCAATCGCAATCTGCCGTTAGCACCGCGCTACCAGAATCCATGGCGCATTTCGCAGAGTCGAAAAACCCTAGCGCACCGGTAGCATTTAGAGTGGTCCCTTCAACCTGCGCAGTGTAGCCGTCGATAATTTCCGCGATCCTATACTTAATGCGGTTAGACGGGTTGGCCGGATGGATGGTGAGAATCCGGCCAACGTCGGCGGCGCTGAAAATGGGGGAACTAGCCACTACAGTGTTGCCCCCGAGCGTCGTCTCGAACGTGACGCCGGTGGTGTCTTTGTACAGAAAGAACTTTCCGCTGTAGTAACTGACAATATCGCGGCAGCGGACGTTTTGTGCGCTGCCCACGCGCAGCGCGGTAGTGTCGTTAGAGAAAAAACGCAATTCCTCCAAACGACTCTCACCCAACCCCTCCAGATGCACAAAACAAGGGCGCGGACGCATGGAGCCGACCGCAGCGAAACCTAACTTCCTGATAGATGTCGGAGAGGACCGATAAGTCCGATCTGGGTCAATACATTTGATAAGCGACTTGCCGACGCCGGAAAATCCGGCCACCAGAATCGAAGAAAGTTGGTCAGCTCCCTCAATAATGAGATCAGCGCGCGGGCTGTTTCTGCGGAAAATGTCCAGCTCATCGGAAATTAGGTAGCGGCCAGGCGGGACGACCACCTTCACGCCACGACCAGTCGTCCGCGCGATGGTCGCGGCATCCTCAAGGGCTGCTTTGAACGCCAAATAGTTATCGGTGCCGGTCGTTCCGTCCCAGTCGCCGACAGCGCCACCGTTATATTTCGGGTCAGTTACATAAATTTCTAGCAGCTTCTTGTTGGTTGCCTCAATCCTGTTGAGGAGGGATTGAGCCTGAGCATTCATAGGGCCATCAGGCCCGCCCATGGCTGGCGTATCAATTTCAAGCTGGGGAACCTCGTCCCAGTTAGGCTTGGCAACCAAATTAGCCATGTCAATCTACCTTAATTCCATTCAGTCTGTGTATGCCGTCGAGCCGCCAGGTTCCATCGAGCAATAAGTTGCCACCGAAGGCTACGGTTATTTCTCCCCCCGTTCCGGCTGTGGCAGTGGCGACTAGCGTGCTTTGACTTCTTGCGCGCACAGCAATGCTCGATAAATGCGATCGCAAGTTCTTCGCCGCTTGTATGACTCGGTGGATGCTCTGCAGATCGTTGATATCGAGCCCGCGCTGGTCTAGTTCTAGCGTGATGAGAAAGGTGTACGGGTCGCCGGTAGGTAGTTGGTTAAACCACTCCTGCACGCCGATCGCGATATCAAACCCGGCCAAGGCCTCCCGGACAGCGCCAATCGTCCCCTTATATTTGTGCACGGCTACGGCGCTGCGGATAGCGGCGCGCTTCTCCTGCTCGCTCCACGCCGCATCCCAGGTGTCGACCGAGAACGCCCAGGCCAGCCAGGGCAGCACTTCAACCGGGCAGCTGTCGGGATCCCAGGTCTCACGGATGGGGACTGGCACCACCGAGTCGCGAGCGGTGACGTCGGCGATCGCGCGCTCCTGGGCGGTGCTGTTAGGGGGAAGCAGTTCGCTAGACACCGCGTACCTCCGCGATCGTTACCGTGATGGCGGTGCAGTACGGGGCTTGACCTTCGCTGATCGCGATGTCGCTGGTAGGGGCGAGGAGGCGTACGCGCCGCACACCCGGTTGGTGTAGAGCTTGGTAGATGCCCGAAAGGGCGACATCGCTGCGGATCCGGTGGATCTCGTTGGCGTACTGCTGGGCGGCGGTTACCGCGGCGGCTCGTACAACCTCGGAATCAGGGCCGTGGTCGAGCTCGAGTTCGGCCTCGATCGTGTAGGTGACGATTGCCGCCGACTGCACCGTAACCTGATCGGTCATGGGGCGAACACGCTCGGCGCTGAGCGCAGCCGAGACGTTCTCCAGGAGTTCCTCGCTCGCTGTACCGTCGCCCTCGCGCGAGAGCACGTAGACGGTGACCATGCCGGGGGCGGGGCTGACGGCGGAGACGTCCTTGACGCGGCCGTCGGCGCTCAGGCCGTGAAACACGTAGCTGCTGCGGCTGCCCGCGGTGGTGTAGCCATCAAGCGAGAGCTGAATGCGGGTCCGGTAGTCGTCGTCGCTTTCGTAGGTCGGCGGTACTGGTGGGAACGCGGCCGGGTCGCCTGGCTCGACGATTAGGCGCGCGACGCCGTAGTTGGCGCCGATCTGGTCTAGGTCGCTGCCCGAGGCGAAGGCCAGCATGACCGCCCGGGTCGCTTCATTCACGCGCTGCCGTACGTGGTACTCGCGATATGCGCATACCTGCAGCAGTTTGGTCAGAGGTTCGGATTCGACGTTGAGGGCGTCGGCCAGCTCCGGGCTGAGCTCCAGGAGGTGGCTGCGCATCGACTCGAAGATCTGCTCGATGCTGAGTGTCTCGACGACTTGTGGTGGGGGAAGGCGCGATAGGTCGATGCTCATGCACTCACCCTCATGGTCAGTGGCACGTCCAGCGTCACCGCGGCGCCGTTGTCCATGCGCACAGCGTCTAGCTCGAGCAGCACCGCACCAGGTTGATCGGTGCGTACCATGCTGCGGATGGCGCGCACTCGAATCCGCGGTTCCCAGCGCAGCAGAGCCTCTATCGTGTAGGCGTAGGCGCGCAGCAGGGTGGCGCCGGTGAGCGGCTGATCGACCAGCTCAGGTAGTAGGGAGCCGTAGTCGCGGCGCATCACCCTGGAGCCGATCGGGGTGGTAAGGATGTCGGCGACGCTCTGGCGGATGTGATCCAGTCCGTCGATGCGCCGGCCGGTGTGTCGGTTCATACCGCTCATGGCAGCAGTGCCTTGATGTCGGCCGGCAGGACCGATTCGAGCACGGCATGGGCGCACGGATCGCGCCATAGCTGAATGATGGCTTGCGTCAGCGCGCTGTCGCGGACCTTGGCGATTACCGCGTCGACGGCTTGGAGTTCGCTCTGGATCTTCGCCAACAGCGGCGCAGTCGCGGCGGCAATCTGGTCGCCGAAGGCGGCGAGGTATCCGGTCAGATCAGGGCCGGACAAGTGGCCGGCGAAGTAATCGGCCACTCGCGCGGAAAGGGCCGCGATAGCGGCC